ACCCGTTGAGGTGCTACCAACGTTAGCGCCGACGTAGTACACGTTAGTTCCCACAAAAATGGGAGACATGTAACCAATCGTGCTAAGAGCCGTTGCCGTGTTGGTCGAAGCTGCTGGCATAGACAGAACAGCCGACTGGAACACAGTGTCAGGGTCATCAACAACGTAAGCAACAGCATCCGTTGCGTTCGTACTAGCGGGGTAGTACTGAGCGCGTTGTTTGCCAAACAGTGGACCAGCAGGAGGCGAATACTCGCAACCAACAAACACACCAACCGTTGCAGGGACAGCGGTTTGCGCTGCTTGCGAAGTTGTGGCGATTGCCAGCGTGGAGATTGCTACCGTACCGGTAGTAGTCATTTGCACAACATCGCCATTAAAAAGGCCGGTGCCATACGCCTGAACAATTGGGAGCATGCGAGTAGACCCCGCAAACACCTGACCGCCAATCAAATTGACTGGCTTTAGCCCATAAGGGGCCGTAACAACAGGGTAAGCCATTTAAAGCTCCATTAAAATTTAACTGCCTTTGCCAAAACTAACCGTGGAGCGCCGTTCATTGAACAGTGGCATCCTTGGGTCGCTTTGACGCATAAGATTGTTGTCTACTGATTCCGTCTGTTTACGAGACATGTCGTCAAAGTATGACGCACGTTGTTTCATAAACTCTTCAGGAATCTTGCAAAGCAACAGCCCACCAACCTCAATGTTGTCTTTGAATCGACTATTGGGGTCAATAAGCATTTGAAACTGTGGCTGCTCTTCTAGCTTTACTGGTTCCCAACCTTCCCTCAGTTTAGAGGAAATGTTGCGGGGGTCAGCAACGCTATTCAAAGAAACCCTAACCCAACGATAGGTGTACCCAGCTTGTTTATCAGGCTCCGGCAGAAGCTCTGGTGGACGCCAGAATTCAGGACGGGCTTCAACAGAACGGGTTTCAAGATTGCGAGGTGTACGGTCAGCCATTTTATGACTCCAGTTTTAATACTTCGCGAGCATATTGCTCGTTTTTTAAACCAAGTTTTTTAGCAATGTTTTGTTGAGATGTCGTCAAAACAATGCGCTTGGATGATGTGCTACGAGTTGCGGGAGCCACAATCGAGCTTTTTGGAGGTGCCTTGGGAAACTTCTCAGGGAACCTATGTCGCATTGTTTGGTCAATGCGTTTGTAGTATTCGTCAGAAGCCACGACAATGCCTTCGTCTTTCAGTGCTTCGTGTACAGCCAGAGCCATACCCGTCATCACCTTATCTTGACCAAACCATGCATTTTGCTTTTGCCAGCGAACTGCGGTTGGGTCAACCTTTGGCCTCTGTTCCTCTATTGGAACATGAAACTCCTCTTCTTGTAAAGGGGTTGGCCTATAGCTTTTAACACGCTCATTGTCATTGGAAAGTCTATTCAATTCCAATTGGGCATCAAGGATTTTGTCTGTATCACCAGACTCATATGCCTCTTTATAAGCCCGCTTTGCACCGTCTAATTCAAGCTCTACTGCCCTTGAAATGGTTGAATGAGTAACCTTTTCAGTGTCATTTAGCGACGTTTTAAGGCGCTTATTCTCTTCAAATAGACGTTTTGCAAGGGCTGTTGCCTCTTGATTTTCACGCAAAACACGCTCTTTTTCGCGTCTTTCGTCGTGTGCAAGCCTCTTTAGGGCGACTAATTTGCCCTTTACCTTGGCTGAGTAGTCCTCTAACTCATCGTTATAGAGGTCTTCTGCTACCTTTTTAGGCAAAGGCTCGCGGTTTTTGTCCTTTTCGGGGGTGTCGTCTTCAATTTCTACTTCGATGTCGTTATTTTCAGCCTCGTTGGCTTCTGATTCGATTTCATCGGGGAATTTAAACTCTTCTTTCTCATATTCAGCCATTTCTAGCTCCTTATTTACGTTTGATGCCGCGTGGGTCATCCACAACAGCTTCAATGGTGTCGTCGTTAATCAATCGGAAGTCTTTGCCGTGGATTACCAGCCTAGAACCTGCGTTTGGACGTACTAGAACGAAGTCACCTACCTTGCACCAAGGCCCGGAAGGGAACTTTTTGGGGTCCTTGTATGCATCTGGACCCAGTGCAACCACGAAAAGCACTGTGGTTAGCATTTCTTCAAAGTGAACGGTAGAAGCAGACTTGATAAGTCCGTTTTCAAACTCCTCTTCAACCTCTGGGACAGCACAAAGGATGTGATATCCGGCTGGTTTAGGGAGTTGTTTGGCTTTGTCTTCGGCGTTTTCAGGTACTTCGCCGTTTTCTGTCGCCAATACGAGTTTAGTCATCAGAGTCCTCAAGTTTATCAAGTAGGTCTGTTGCGTTTAAACGGCAAGTGTGCAGACCTTTAATCACACCGACCATCTCTCTGTACTCTGCGTAGTCTTTAGCCGAGCCGTTGCCCGTCGCCTCACGCAGTAGTTCAATTCTTTCGTCTATCTGTTTAATAAGAAGACGTAAGTACTTATCAATCATTGTTGACCTTTACGAAGTCTTGCCTGTTCGATAGCGGTTTGAACCCCCAAACGGGTTCTTTCAAGGTCATTGTCATTGTCACTTCTGATTCTGGCCTGTTCTGTTTGCGCTTCAATACGCATAGCATCTGTTTGCGCCTGTTGTTGGATTCTTTGCTGTTCAATTTGTAGTTGTTGCCCTTTGAGTTGAGCGTCAACTTGGTCTTTTGCTGCCTTGCGTTGAATCTCTTGGCCCTTCATCTGGATTTCGGCTTGTTGCATCTGAACAAGAGGGTCTTGGGCTTGTTGCTGCGCTTGCTGCTGCGCAACTTGAGCTTTGTCAGCTTGAAGCAATTGCTGCGATGCAACAGCGATAAGCTTAGACAGTTCAACTTCCAGTTCTTTTGGCAGTTCTTTTTCAGGCGGCGGCATCGTTACCCCCATTTGTTTCTCTAACTTAGCTCTGTAAGAGAATCCAAGATGGTCTGCAATGTGCGCTTGTAGCGAAGCCATAATCAAGTTGGCTTGCGGGTTTTGGCCAATGGTTTGGGCAACTACCGGGTTTTGCATAAACGCTTGGTGCGCTGCAATATGTGCGTCTTGGTCCTGATAGATAAACGCTTTTAGAGGTTTGCCTTTCATTGCCTGAATGTTTTCAGACATTGGGTCCATTGGTTTCTGGTCATCTTCTAGCGCAACTAATTTAGCTGCATTTGGAATACTTAAAACCTCAAGCATTTGCCTATGTAGATAGGCTAGGTCATACAGTTGCGGGGCTTGTTGTGCAAGCTGCATGACTGCTTGATACTGAACAACTTTTTGAGAAAGCGTTGCGGCGTTGGGGTCTGACACGGGGATAACATCCACCATTGCATAGTCAGACTTCTTGGCCTTTTTGTTTCCTTCTGCTGGCTCGTACTCATACTCCTCTGGAGTATAGTCTGCAATGATGGTTTTAAGCAGACGAAGCTCTTGCTTCATGGAGTAATGGATACGGGCTTGAACCGCACTCATTACCTTTAAGGTACGCTCTAGGATTGCCAGCGTGGTTCCAACCGGCGCGTTGGCAGACATGTCCGAAGCCTGAAGGTCTGCTGTGTTAGCAAACCGGCGACCATCCTCAACGATTTGGTTGAGAAGCGTGAGCAGGACTTGGCTTGGCTCCTTGTAAGGAAGGAGCATCAGGTTGTCTTTGATGGCTCCTGATGGGACATCGACATCTCTGAACTCTGCGGGGGCGATTGGGGTATCGTCACCTTTGACCCGCATTCCTCTTGTTTTAAAGCCTCCGGGCAGATTAGCAAGAGTTCCGGCGTCAACCAACTGTCTAATGATAGAAGTACCAGACTTGGCAAAAGCCCCAATAAGATGAATAAGACCAAAACAATAAAATCCAAAACCGGGAATGTATCCATAGTGAACAAAGTGTTGACGTTTTTGGTGCGTCTCATCACTTTCTTCCCAATTCCTGCGAATGGCAAGACACTTGTTACTACCTTTTTCAATTGTGACAAGGTATGGCAATGCTAATCCAGTGGGTTCGCCGTCCTCATCGGTGTGTTCTAGTCCGGGGATATCCAGATTTACCTGAATCTCAAGCAGCTTGTATCGGTCGTCTGATGTGGCCCGAAATCCCATCTTTTCGGCAATCTTCTTCTCAACTTCATCTAATGTGTTGTTGGGTTCTCCCAAGTCAATATCAGAATAGAACCCCATTACCTGTAGTCGCCGAACCTCATTTTCGGTTTTTCGCATCACATGAGTGACGCGAGGTGATGTCTCTATATTAGAGGCACCATAAGGAACTACAACATCTTCTGCTGGAACGAAGATAGCCGTTTGCCTGTTTAAACCGGGGTCAAAGTAGACCTTACGGAAAGCGTTGCCTGATAGTCCTAGTCCCCATAGGAGTCGTTCTGTTTCCGGGCGGTACTCGGTCATTTCGTCCGTCAACCGATAGTTCATATCGGCTTGCACCCTTGCGGCGGCATCCTTCTTCTCTGGGGTCTCCTTGCCGATAATCTCAGTCTTTACGGGACCGGAGGCAGGAAAAATCTCCATGATTGTCTCTGCTTGGAATTTAACCAGAGACTCTGAAAGGAGCGGGTGATAGACGCCACAGGCACCGGGCCACGGGTCCATACGTTCTTCAATCTTGAGTCCTAGAAGCTCAAGACCGTCTACATAAGCCTTAATCCAGTCCTTTCTTGATGAAAGGTCATCTTCAAAGTCGGAGATGATGTCAGAGACAAGCTCTTCTACAACGCCGGGGTCAAGATGCTCAACAAGGTTCTCATCAAACCCTATTGGCTCTTCAGGAGGCTCTTGGGTATCTCCAAGCTCTTCATCTAAATTTACTTCAATGTCTTCCCCGTCATCAAGTGACTCAAGACCTTCTGGTGCCGCGTAGAGAGACTTTTCAATAGACATTAGTAATACGCCATTTTGCGTTTAAACACTGGCTCTTCTTCTTTCATGTCTGATTCCAACCTAATGAAACCACCTTGCCTGAATCTCAGAAGAGCTTGACTTGTAGAATCCACAAGGTCGTCGTGGTCCCCGTTTGGGAAAGACGCGACCTCTTCAACCAATTCCTCTGCCCACCTTGTGGCTGGTGCCCACACTAAACCAGAGGCAAATACATCCGATATCGCGTTTACACGGGCAATCTTATCATTGCCTCTTGAAGGAGTGTATTCCGACAATGGAATGCCTATTTGCCTTAGTTCATAGATTAAAGGGGCACCCGCCGCTTTCTTTTCAATGATTAATGAATCAGGCTCCCATTCGTTGTACATCTCTAATGCTTTCTTTTTTAAAGCTGGGAACTCCATGCGTTCTTTGAATGCATCTAATAGGATGATGTTGGCTATCTCATCCCCATTCTCATTAGGTTGGTAGAACACGCCCCATGTTGTACAGGCTGAGTAGTCGGCTCTTGAACTCTTCTCAAATGCGGTATCCCAAGATTGAATGAGGTATTCGCATTCGGGAGGTTGGTCCCTTTCCCAGACTCTCCACATCTCCCGTTTGATGATTGCCCCCTCTTCAGAGGTTGGGTTCTGTTGATACTGGGCTTCCCACTTACTTACTGGCAATTCATTCTTGATTGCCTCTAGTTCTTTCTGGCTCCAGAACTCAGGCCACAAGGGTTTACCCGAAGGCATCAAAGCGGGAAGCTCTATGACTTCCCATTCATCTGCATCTCTCTTGATTGCATTAGCTATGATGTTGCCTGTAAGGTCCTTTTTGGACCATCTAGTCATCACCACTACAATGGCTCCGCCCGGCTGTAGCCGCTGCCTAGGACCGGCGTTGTACCACTCAAACACCCTGTCATAGACCGCAGGGTTGCCTAACATTGCCTCTTGCTCTGAGTGCGGGTCATCAATGATTAGAACGTCAGCGCCCTTACCTGTAACCGCTCCGCCAACCCCGATAGCAAAGTAGTCACCACCTTTGTTGGTGTTCCAACGTCCTGCTGCCTTGGAGTCCGTGGACAACTTCGTTGGAAAGATTGCCTGATACTCCGGGGTGTTAACAACGTTACGCACCTTTCGACCGAATCCAACTGCTAGTTCAGCAGTGTGCGCGGTTTGAATAATCTTCTTCTCTGGGTACTTACCTAGAAACCAAGCAGGGAAGAGAAAAGAGGCAAACTCACTCTTAGTGTGACGAGGCGGCATGTTGATGATAAGCCTCTTCAGGTCCCCGGAAGCAACCCTCTCAAAAGCTTCTGCCATGATTTGATGGTGCCTTCCTGATATGAATACAGGCCACATCTCTTT